CTGGAGCGTTCGCAGACATGTCTGAAACTTTTAATCCGTCAGCATTAGCAAACGCACGACCTTCTTCGATGATTTGATTCATTAAAGACTGTAGTACTTGTGAAGGTTCTTTGTAAGGTATCATTAAAATGTTGTCACGAATAGCGCCGCTTGGTACATCTACATCTCTAAATTCACCTGGAGAAATCGGAGTGTCATCCCCTTTAATGCGTAGCCCACGAGACTTAAGACCTCCGGGGAGATTTGATAACGTACCTGCATCCACTAACTGACGAAGAATCATTGTGCCTGATTTAGCAAACGCACCGATTAAATGAATTAAACCAAAACAGTAGAATCCAAAACCTGGAATATATCCGTAGTGTACGAAGTGTTGACGTTTAGCTTTTAAGTCGTCATCTGGATTCCAATTACGTCTAATAGATAATATAGTGCCTGTACCTTTTTCAATCGTTACTACATAAGGTAGCGCAATACCATCTTCAGAATCACCATTTTCTAAATCAAGATTAACGTGCATCTCTAAAATTTTATAGCGGTCATCTTCTGTTGGGTTGAAGCCCATCTTCTCAGCAATTTTCTTTTCAGCTTCATCAACATCTAAGAACGGTTCACCAAGATCTACATCACGATAGAATCCTGCCACTTGTAATTTACGTAATTCATTTTTTGTCTTACGCATCACGTGTGTCACACGTTCTGCTGTTTCTAATGATGAAGCACCGTAGGGAACTACGATATCTTCTGCAGGGACATACATCGCCACTTGGCGTTGAAGTGAAGGATCATAATAAACTTTTTTAAACGCATTACCAGCTAAGCCTAAACCCCATAACATTCTTTCATGTTCAGGTCTATACTCAGGCATGAAGTCAGTTAACTGATAGTTCATGTCCTCTTTAACTCTTAATGCTGCTGCTTCTTTCTCTGGAGTTTGTTTGCCAACAATTTGAGTTTTCACAGGGCCTATCGCTGGAAATGTTTCCATCATAGTTTCTGCTTGGAACTTCACAAGTGCTTCTGTAAGTAGTGGATGGTACACGTTGCATGCACCTGGCCATGGCTCAGTTCTATCTTCTACTTTTAAACCAAGTAATTCTAAACCATCTACGTAAGTAGTAAGCCAATCTTTTCTTGAATTAATATCGGCATCGAATTCACCAACGAGATCGCCTGACAACTCTGTCAACTGACCTTCGTCCATCTCTTCTGCTAAGTTAATATTAAATTCATCATTAACTTCTTTACCTGGTTGAATTGTAATCTCCATACTACCGTCATCTAACGTGACAGACTCTGGGTTTTCAATTTCAATACTTAAATCAGGTTGAGCGGCTGCTAATTCTTCTATGCCTAAAGGGGCTTGACCTACACTTTTATCTATTGCCATAATTTATCCTTATACTAAGTACAACTTGTTTCGTGTGCTTTTAAATCCTGGTATATCTTCAGGTTCATCATTAGGTAATCTAATAAAGCCACCTTGCCTAAACCGCATCAATGCTAAAGTAGTGCTATCTACCAAGTCATCATTAGCACCACTAGGAAAATCATTACACTCTTCAATAACTTCGTGAGCCCATCGTCTATCGGGAGCCCACACTATACCACTTCTAAACAAATCTGACACTGAATTAACACGACTTATTTTATCTTGTCCTTTGCCTGGAGTGAATTCACCAATAGGCAAACCCATTCTACGCATCTCTTGATAAAGTGCAGCGCCGTTAGATTTCTTTTCTACTATAAATGCATCAGGCTCCCAGTCCTTGTACTCTTGCAATACTCTTTCTTTGAGTTCAGGAAACTCCATACGTTCTTTAATTGAATTTAATAGTATTATATTATAGTTATTGGTTTCTTCGTTAAAAAAGACGCCCCAAGTAGTGAGCGCGTTAAAGTCCGCTCTATTATTCGCTTCCTGGGCCGCATCTAAACTCATTATGGTGAACTCACATGAAGGCGGGGTTTCACCTTCCCATATCTTCCACCACTCTCTTTTAATTAACGCACCTTCTTCTGACACCGGATTTTGCATGTACTGAGAATTCCAGTACCGAACATCTAGCGCTGCCTTTTTAGCTAAGAGTTCTTTTAGTGGCCAGAATTCAGGCCATAGTGGCTCCATGTCTCCTTCTGCATTCTCTAGTATGGCTGGGAACTCTACTACTTCCCACTGATCTACGTCGTCATTCTTCACCATCTGGTTCACAATCTCACCCGTCAGGTCTAACTTAGACCACCGCGTCATTACTACGATAATCGCACCGCCCGGCATAAGACGTTGAAGAGGGCCAGACTGAAACCACTCCCAAGCAGGCTTAAATACATCAGGTCTCCCAAGCTTTGCATCCTGCTCGGAGTGTGGATCATCAATGATAAAAAGATCAGCGCCGCGACCAGCGAGGGCACCACCAACACCAATTGCAAAATACTCTCCATTAAAGTTTGTCCCCCATCTTGACGCCGATTTACTGTCAGCTTGTAGTTCTACCTGTGGAAAAATATCTTTATAAGCATCACTACCGACCAAGTTACGAACTCGCCTACCAAAGTTAACAGCAAGATCAGCAGTATGAGACGCCATAATAATTTTTTTATCAGGATACTTTCCCGAAAACCAAGCAGGAGCCAAATATGATATAAGTTCAGACTTCCCGTGTCTCGGCGCAATGTTAACAATAACTCTTTTCTTTTTGCCGGAGGCAATGTCTTCAAATATTTTCGCAAGTCTTGCATGGTGTGCACCTACTTTATATCCTGGGTATACATGTTGTATAAAATCTAAAAAAGTTTCTTTGCCTGACTTCTCAACTACCTTGCTTTTATATACTTTAAGAAGTTTTTGAAGTTTTACTTTTTGCTCTTCGTCTGCTTGTGGAAAAAGAGCTTCTAGTTCTTCAATTTCTTTCTTAGTTATCGTGTATTTCGGTTTCGTTTGTGTCATCTTCAACTATTTCTGCATCTATTGTTTCTGATTTAGGCTTTAATAATGCCTTTGCCTTTAATTCACTAAGCATAGAGAGTAATTCTTTCTCAACTTCTTCCATCGTCTCCATTTTATGCACAACTTCTGTCTTCTTCTTAAATGCATCTACACCATCTACTTCTCCGACTGAACGAAGTGCTGCTATTTTTTCTTTTTGACTACTCTCAGTATCATGTATGATTTCAACTAGCTTGTTTACCACGTATAACTTTAGATCTGCTAGGTCATTTACGATCATGTGGTTGTAGGTTCCTACTAAACCACCTAAGTATGCCACCGTTTCGTTTGCGTAATTTGCAAATTCCTGCTTTTTTCTAGGGTTTGTAATCATATCTCTCGCAATTTCTTCTGCATCTAGCCTATGTTTTGCATCTGGTGCAATTTCTTGACCTGTAATGTCACTCATTTCCTTAATTGTTGTCGCTCTAACCATAACTTCTTCTTCAGTTGTCATGCTGGCTAGTGCTTCTCGTGCATTTTTGGGTATAGGTATGTTTTCCTCAATGTGAGGCGCTAAGACAACGTTAAAATCTACGCTATCTTCTTGATTTTCTTGGACATTTTCTTGATTCATGTGTCGCTGTTTACACCTTTTGAAATTATATGCAGCTTTTCATCGGATTGTAACACAGTTTTTTTAGAAAACAAGGTAAAATACTTATATGAAAACTACGTTGACTAAGAAAAACTTAGAGATTTTGTACAACATGGCGTGCAAGATGCCACCTTTTAATAAACTCCCTATGCCTAAGTCAGACAAAGTTAAGTTTCGTGTTATTAAGAACCCTACTATATATGGTTGCTTTGACGAAGTAGACATGGCTATTGAAATAAGTTCAGGTTCTTGTGGTCACTTCATTACTATTTTCCAAACTCTCCTTCATGAAATGGTTCACCTAGCTCTCTATGTCAGAGGCGATGACGACTTTGATCAACACGGTCCTAAATTCATGCGTATTAAAGACGTCTACTCCGAGCTTTACAACTTCGATCCTAAAGCTATCTAACTTTACTAACTAAACTCCCGCAATTTTTTGCAAAATATTTTTTTGATGCCCCTTTGTTTTTACTAGGGGGTGGGTTCCGATATTTCACTTTTTATCTAATCGTTCGTGTAAGTCTTGGTGTATAAGATAAAAAATAATTCCTTCCAAAATTTTTGGGGGGTGGGGCCCGGGTGGGTTGCGATCCTGGAGGCCTTTGCCTTTTCTATTCTATTTGTAAAATAATACTTGACATATTAAAATTAATTAAGTATCCTTGATCCTGCAGTATTTAATTAACTATCTAAACAGGAGTATCAAATATGAATAGTAAACAATCAATAGCGCAGACGATAACCGATAACGTTATCAAGGCCCTTGAAGGTGGCACAGCTCCCTGGGTAAAACCCTGGCACAATCGTGGAGTAGATGCACCTTATAATCCAGTAGCTAAGCGTTACTATAATGGTATCAATTTCGTACAGCTATCCATGATGCCAGCAAGTACTGATTACTGGGTAACATATAAGCAAGCTCAATCAGTTGGCGCTCAGGTGCGCAAAGGTGCAGTTGGCGTTCCAGTTGTATACTTTAGCCCGTTAGAAGTTACTGACAAGGTAACAGGTGACGCTAAAAAGATCCCGATGTTAAAGCATTACACTGTATTTAATGCGGATCAAGTTGACGGCCTGGAGTTACCAGCACCAGCAGAGCGTAACATGAATGAGACAATCGCATCATGCGAGGAGTTTATTAAAGCTCAGAGAGCGCGCATTCAGTTTGGAGGTAACCGCGCATTCTACGTTCCTTCCATGGATTACATCCAATTACCTGGACTCGATCAATTCAAATCAAGTGCAGACTATTATTCAACGGCATTACATGAGTTATCACATTGGACTGGCCACGAGTCACGATTGAATCGAGATTTCTCAGGCCGTTTCGGTAACGAGGCTTATGCCTTCGAGGAGCTAGTCGCAGAGTTAGGTAGCGCGATGTTATGCGCTCATTTAAAACTAGATGGCCAATTACAGCACACTAGTTATATTGCTAACTGGCTAAAAGTGTTACGCGATGATCCTAAGAATATTCTTAAGGCTTCAGCGTTAGCACAAAAGATTCTAGATTACACAATCAAAACTGAGGAGGCAGAGGAGGCGTAAGCCTCCCTGGAGTTATTATGAGATCATTACTTAGATTCATTGAAGGTTTAGCAATGTTAACAATTAGCGGTATTGCATTATTTGTTTTTAAATTACCAACAGCTTCAGCAGTGGGAGTATTTGCAGCAAGCTTGTATTTTTATTTATCTTTAACCGAGGAGGAGTAGATCATGAATGATTATTTTTATCCAAGTAACCGAGTATCAGAAGGTGTAACAATCAGATCGTCAACCATGTATGAACAATATTTTGACGGACGTAAACCAAGTGAGAACCAAGTCATCCAGGCAATTAAAAGGGGCCTCAGTCGAGGCCACGTCCAGTTCGAGATATCATGGGGCGAGAACATGGTAACACTTGAAAAGGGTAGAGCTGGAGTTAACACCTGGCATGGCTGGGGCTGGATCAAGAACATATCAGGCCACGAGTTAGCAGAACAATTTAATCGGGAGGGCATATGATCTACTATGCATTAACTGAGAACATGGTGTGGAGTTTAGGTGAGCGCGCATCGAGGGAACATGCGGTTGATTATGCGGTGTACCAATTCAATATACACCAGGCGCCACATGGTTATCTTATTGCTAACAAGGCAGAGCTCGAAGAACTTATTCGACTGGGTAACAAAAGGTTAGAAGCGGAGGGCGTCTTTTGACGCCTTTCTTTTTTAGGGTAGAGAACTGGTCTCACGGCATTCTGTTCATTTTGTTTTTTGCGCGGGAAATTCCCTTTTAATTAGTAAAGATCTATTGACTATTAACGTGGTTGTGGTATTTTAACTGAAGCAACACGTAGCACATTTTATGAATGAGAATCATTCTCAATTACAAAGGAGTCACAAATGTTAGATATAAAAGTAAAAGGTTTATTTGATGTACTTAATGTTTGTATCGGTGTTAATGGAAACGAGTTAGAGACATCTATGCAAATAGAAGTTTTTGATCTATCCCAAGAGGATCAAGACAAGATCACTAAGATTTTAAATAACCACGTCAACAAAATGACAGCTGGCGATCTACTAAGGAAACTAAGCAAATGATCCCGATCCAACTATTTAAAACCAAGAAGGAAGCCCTTGCAATTAGCGGGGGCTGTACCAAGACATCTAAAATGCCAAGTGAATCCTATTCATTACCCGCTAAAGAATGCATAACAGGGTCAAAACTTGTTAATGTAAAAGGCTCAGTTTGCGAGGGTTGCTATGCTTTAAAAGGTAACTATCAAAGGTTCGCTAAGACGATCGAGCCCCTACAATATAAAAGGCTTGAATCAATAAAGAATCCGCTATGGGTTGAAGCTATGGTTAAGTTAATAGGTAATAAGCCCTTCTTCCGCTGGCATGACGCGGGGGATCTTCAGAGCGTTGATCATCTATCTAAAATAGTACAGATTGCTAGACGACTAGACAAAACATTGTTTTGGTTGCCTACACGCGAGGCCAACATTGTTAAAGACTTTTTAAAGACCGAGTCAATCCCCGTGAACCTAGTCATCCGAATTAGCGCCATGATGATCGATCAGCCCGCTAAGTTACCAAGATCGCTACAGGGTCAAGTCAATGTTTTAACCTCAACTGTACATAAGAACCTAGAACTAACTGGGTTTAAATGCGTAGCCTCAAGTCAACAAGGTAAATGCGGTTCATGCCGTGCTTGCTGGGATAACACGGTCACTAATGTTTCTTACCGTGCGCACTAAGTTAAACCTAGTTAACCTAAGCCCTCATAGGAGGGCTTTTTCTTTTTGGTATACCCGAGTAATTTACTCAAGTTTAAAATTAGGGGGGTTTGATCGAGGCGGGGGAGGGAACTGGTCTCTCTGCATACTGCTCATTTAACCGAGTGAACCAAGTCATGACTGGGGAATTCCCATGTTCCAATTTTGAGAAACCAAGTTTCACTTCGTGTTCCAAGTTTTTTTCGGTAAGTCTTTGATTTACTTGGTTTGTTCCAATGTTCCAATAAGTTTTACATAGGACACGGAGGTAAACTTGGGTTTACTTGGTGACCAAGAAAGGTCTTTTCGCAGTGTATTTACAATTCAGAAACATTTACCTTTTCATTCTCGTCAAAACGCTGGAACATGGAACATTGCACAAAAAGTAAGCAATAATAATAATAATAATAAATATAATATATATATAAATCAATAACTTAGTCTCTCACAATCTCACCAAAATCCATGTTCCAAGTATCAATTAGTAAACTTAATAAAAACAGAACATTGGAACACGGAACACTAGGTAAAAACCGAGTAATACCCGACAAAAACAATCAAGTATTACCGAATAAATCCCTCGCCAACATCAAAACCCCACTAAAATATAATTAGTAAAATAATAGTTGACATACTTTAAAAAGAAGAGGATAGTTATAATCAAGCAACACGGAACACAAACTTAACTACTAGGAGGCAGTATGAAATACTTAAAAGCAAGATTAGCAAAATTACCAAGAACAGAATACAACGAAGACTTAACAGAATCAATCGCACCAAAGATTACATTTGGTTTTAATGGGGACGGCAAGACCCCTGTGTTAAGTACAGAAAACGGAAATCTACATAGTTTTGACTACATCATGTCTGACTACCCTGTAGACCTCAAGCAAGAACTATATGATTGGGCAAAGCAATATGGTTGGGAATGGCAATGTCAATACACAGGCACTTATATTTTAACGGAGGCAATATGAAAACAAAACAGGACGCATTGGATTGGGCATTAACATATTTAAGGGAGGTTGTCGGAGTAGAGATTGAAGACAACGAAGAATACCAAAAAGCAACACAAATAAACGAGGAGGCAGTATGAAAAAGTTTGAGGTAAGAATACCAAGATTAGTAAGAATGACAGAGTGGGAAACCATGATTGTTGAGGCAGACGATAAAGACCAAGCACTACAAAACGCATTGGCAAGAGAATGTGTAGGTGAATCAAACTATGACCAAGAAGATTGGGAAGTGGTAGAAGAATATGATGACGAAATAGAAGTTATTGAAATAACAAACGAGGACACAGTATGAACACATACCAAGTATTAAAAGACATAGCAAAGCTAATTAATGGATTAACCATAGAAAACCAAATAGAAGTCATAAACAAATATCACCCTCAATGGAATATAACCGAGGAGGAAATCGAAGACCTATCAGACGGCGAAGTATTAGACATAGTTTTTGACATGGCAATTAAAGGCATAAAAGGGGAGGTAGTATGAACTTATTTAACGAAATAGAACGAGTCACAAAAGAGATTTACAAGTGGCAAGACACGAAGAACTTTGTTGTATGGGTTGGAGGTTGTGAAGAACATAGCCAATTAACCTATCCACAAGCCATAGCACTACGAGATGAATACCTAGAAGATGGGTATGACGATGTTTACATTGACAGAAACGAGGAGGAAACAAGATGATAGCGATTAACAACATAGAAGAACTAAAGCAACATTGTAATGAAGACCCATACAACGAGTTTTTCATGCGTTTAAATGGCGGGTTTAGGTCAACGAAAAGGATTCAGTATTGGAAAGAGTATGACTCATGGTATATAACCCATGAGATAGACGATAGCGAAGTTGAATATGGTAGCACAGAAGAACTTGTAGAAAACGAGCCAATGATTGTTAAGGCGATAGAGAACAACGCATTTTTTAAGGAGGCAGTATGAGTAAATTATATGGTGATGAATACGCAGTTGTAGTATGGAGGGCAGAAGATGTCCAAGCAATAAAAAAAGATTGGTCACTACCAAGATGTGAAGAGTGGCTAGAGGATAACGAAGACAACATGAAAGACCGATTAACAGAGTTGGGTTGGGAAGTATTAGACGCATTACTAATGATGGAGGACGATGATGAATAGGGAAAAGATGATTGAGGCTTGTGTTAAACACGATACAGATTGGTTGCAAGATGGCGCAAGTAGGGCAGACATGGAAGACCTCATGAGAAATGGTTGGGAGGGTTGGGTAAACATGTCAGACGAGGCAATCAAGAGTCAATACGAAGATATCATGGGAGGCAGTTATGAGTAGAGCCAATCAGATATATAAAAATGTCTTAAACGCAATGCAAGACGCTGATGAGATTGAGGGAATAGAAGACCCACAAGAATATCTTAAACTCATGGACGACATAAGACACGAGGCAACAAAACGATTTAATAATTGTGCAGATAACATGGAGGTAAATGTATGAGCGACATCTATATAAATGAAGCAACAGGCAAGAAGATTAAAGTTTATGAAGAAACATGGGTTCATGTATGGGACGAAGACGATGCTGAATTAAACTTTTGGGATACGGCAGAGGGTGTTGCCGATTTGTGCATGGAGGGCATGGACGATGATATCACAGAGTTAGATGACGACGAAAAGTGTGAGTATTGTGGAGGTGATTGCCCACATCTTGAAGGTGAAGATGAAGATACAAGAACCAAACATCAATGCAGTAAATATCATGATGACGATGAGGGATACTATTTAGACTTTAAAAAGTATTTTGAAGCAGGAAGAGCATACCACGATAAAGATTGGGAAGAAGTAATTACTCTATCGGGTTGTAGATATTGTAATTGGGAAACAGAAGAACGATGGGTAGTTGAGGAGATAGCATGAGTAAAGAACTAAACCTACAAGATAAGTATGAAGAAGAGTTTATAGAGTATATGTATTCCAATAGTGACTTCCATATTTATAACGGCGATTCATTACTACGCTATTTAGAGGACGGCACTTATTTTGACGAGTGGCTCAAAGAACACCACTATGATGAATGGAAGAAAGACCATGATGAATTTATGGAAAGATTAAATAAAAGAATGGTGACAAAAGAAGAAACAAAGAGTAAAGTATATGACCCACCTATGAGTGATACAGAGCAATACTTATTAAACAAGGAAAGAGAAGAGGAACATAAGAGTTATGACTACTAAAAAAGAAAAGCAATACATAGTAGAGCAAGTGGTAGTGACAGGGTATGTCATACATGGTAATGGTAGGAAGACACCATTTGCATTTAACAAGAACGATTTAAAACCTAATGATTTACTAGGTATCTTTGACGGAGTAAGGAGAATATTTAAATGAGTATCGATATGAGAGTGCCAAGTGTTAACGAGATGAGAGAGTTTGTGAACGAGTATATAAAGAGCAGACACCCGAAGTCTAACTTCGACAACGAAGTATTCGATGATGAAACGATTCAAGAAATGTTTACCGAAGTAAACTCAAAATATTGGGAGGCATGATGACACAACATCAGAAGAACGAAGAAAAGAAACGCAAGTTTGAAGAAGACATTATTGAGGTAGCAGTAGCCGAGTATTACCATTGGGTCGAGTTAAACAAAGCAACAAGGTCAGAGAAAGATGCAAGAATGTTTTACGATGCGATGAGGCTT